CTACAAATACTATAATTTCATCTTCTCATGGTCGCGTCTTCGGTCCCCCTTCTCAATTTACTACTGCAACATTAACCGGAAGTGGCGAGTTCCGAGGTTTCACCCAATGCGATCCGGCATATGCCCCATACACTCCCCCTTATTATTATGGAAAAGCTAATGCTATTTTAGAATATACAAATACAGTTAGTGACACCACAACACCCACCTTGGATATGGTTATTAATGCGATTACGGCTTCATATAGCTCATCTTTGGACACAAATATTCCCAATTTTACTACTGCTAGCATTTCCTTTCGCTCACTTATTGATAATACTATGCCAGCTATAACAAACAGGATGCAATTAAGCGCATCGGTTAGCTTATTCGGGAAGAGGATTTTAGAGAAATCCCAATATGATAAAGGTGGTAATTTGGTTGGTATGGAAGACGCCGAAGATATTTCACAATTTGAACAAATGGTTATTTCAACAAAATATGAGTGTCCTGTTTTAGAATTTAAGACTTACGACAACGAATATAAATCACGAGGCATGTGGAATAACTATGGAGTCATTCCCAAGCCCTCAGAGGGTTTGGTAATGAAATTAAGTGGACCCAGTGATAAAGAAATGGCTACTGACGGAGTTGAAGATTTAAAAAATCTAATGTTTGGCTCCAGCGGCGTAGAGGACAGCTCAGGGGGCAAGAAAATTGGTAAGCTTCCCATGGATTACGAGAAAACGATTTCAGAAGCAATCGTTGCAATACCCTTTTTAGACACAAAGCCTTCGGAGGAGATTTTAGAATATGTGACTGCATCTCCTCTGGATTCAGACTCTAGATGGTTCTTCAAGATTCTCGAAACTGGGGATTCTGCAGGCAGCAGCGTAAAAGACCTCAAAGAGAAGATGAATAAATACGTTTTTCCACCTAAGATGGATTTTGTTAACAATAATACCGCTAGCCCTTACGCGATGTTTGTTTTTGAATTTGAACAAAAACTGACACGCCAAGATTTACAAGATATATGGCAAGGACTTATGCCTACTTGCGCAAGACAGGTCACTAAACAAGAATCTTCTATGAATATACCTGCGACAACTAACCAAATTTTGGGAGAGTTCCTTGCTCAGTGTGCCGGCAACATTTCAGATAATAGCATAATTACTAATACATTTAACAACTTAAAATGGATGGTCTTTAAGGTGAAGAAACGCGCAAAAAATAATTATAGTGCCATTACCGAGGATGCTAGTGACGATCAGCGTTTACTCCAGAAACAAGGAGGCATCGGTAAAGATCTCCCATTCTCTTATAATTGGCCCTATGATTACTGTTCTTTGGTTGAGTTAGCTAATGTAGCAACTGAAGTCAATATAGGAATTAAGAGTGAAAACATAGTCCACAAGACTCCCACAACAGAAGACAAAAAGAAATGAAATTTTTAGATCAAAAAGAAGAAGTTATCGATTTAGAACTAACACCCACCGGAATTAGACTACTTCAGCTTGGTAGTTTTAAACCTGCGTCTTATTGTTTTTTCGATGATGATGTGATTTACGATAGCCGTTGGGCTGGCATGCCTAGCGAAGTTCAAAGTCAGATCGAGGAAAGAATACAAGACATGCCGCGCTTGCAAGCGATAGGGGCTAAATATTCTGTTGAAGATAAGATCTTTGCAGATGATGGAGTGAATAATTCAATTGCCGAATACGACATGTTTCAAGCTTGGGATTTTCTCTCCTCCTTTAATGAAACTCAAATATTATCTGATTCTTCATATTTTACAAATATGCTAGGCGGCGGTGCCGGCTTTCCTAACAACACGCCGACTTTGACGCAAAATGAAAGAAATCGTCTTTATTCGCTTGACGGACCAGTGGGCAATATGGGATATGAAGCCGGGAATTCTCTTCCCACGTGGAACATAGAGTTCTTAAAATCTCGTCTGACGGGATCAGTGGCTGTTACCGGCTCAGTGGGGGAAAATATTTATGAATTAAGAACTGATTTACAATATAGACTTAGTGTGGAGGTGGCGGAAACAGATAATGTCGTTGAAGCGGATTTCGAACCTGGAGATCCCCTTCATTCAATACCCCAAGAAAGAGTTGGAACCTCATTAGAAGATTTAAATGCTACCACTATTAGTTTAGATGGTACGTATATACAGGTTGTTGATGATTACTTATTTTTAAAGATTCAGGAAGAAAATACTAGATATTTTAATGAAAATTTTGAAATAGAAGTTTATTATATAGAAGACAATACTGATACTAATGACCTTTCGAATGAGAGAAGATTATTTTTTGATAATACATCTATACATATGACTGATGTAAAAGCACCGAAGTTGAATACTCATGCTGCTGTTGGCGAATCTCAAGAAGAATCAATATCACAAACCTTTGTGGGGTATTATTTGGACGTCCTGGTTGACGAACAAATACCAAATGAGATTTATTGTAGAGCACTAGAAGAAGATGTTACAACATTCGGATATCTAGACAAACAAATGTTTACATGTAAAGGCACTACCGGCAAGAAGATTGGAAGCGATCCCTATGGTATGCCAGACAAAACGACGGAGATTTGTGAATGAGCACTTTAAACGCATATTCTAATATGTCCTCCGGCAATATCCCTTCTGCCAGGATAGGCAAGATTTCTATTGATAAAGATACTTTAATGGGGAACCTTAAATTTACTTTGGATGTTGAGATTGAGGGCACCTATCTTCCATCCAGCGGCACAAGAGCTTTGACGAACATGGCAGGAAATCCAAATTTAAAATTTGCATTCATTATGTTTGAAATGGGGGGCAATACAAGCCGAAAAGTAAAGGAATTTCTAAAAAATGTGCGCGCCACAAATTTCCTTCCCATAGCTAGAGACCTCGTATTACAGCCTGACCCGAATAAATCTTTTTCCAAAGGCAAAAACAAATCTAAGATAAAAGTTTTTTCCATGTCCGAATTGGTCGGTGGCTATAAGTTGGAAAGAGTAACTCCGGAGAATGCTACAGATTTCTGGAAGATATCTGTTCGAGGACTGGAATTCTATAGTGAAAAACAAGATTTAAATCATGCATCTTTCTGTGTGATTCCGTATGTTAGTTTATCGGACGACCCCCCTTTGCGCGGCGGCAAGAAAAGAACCTCCATTAAGGGCAAAATGTCTTCGGTAAGAAAAGTTGCTGGAGCTGCTCCAGAAACACCTGGCAGCACAAAGGTAAAATTATATGATTATTATAGCTTCGATTACGCAATAGCGGTTAGCGACGGTCGAGTTGTCAACCAGGGAATTCTACTGAAAAGGCGCGACAACAAAGCACTATGGACTGGAACCTATCATGTGATGCCTGATGGTTCTTATATGACCGGTCGTTACCATGGAGACACGCAACTAGCCGCGATTGACCGTGACGTCTCGCTGACAAAGGTTTCTATACCTTACGGGAAAATTCAAGATTTCAGAAGGACCACGAAAACTACTAGTCTAGGGTGGACCGACTTGGGCGATATCTTCAATATAAAAGATGTGATTACTGAGCTACAAGAACAGACAAATAATAAGAGAAATAGCTTTGCATTAAAAGTAGATTCTCAGAAGAATTTTATTACTGATTTCACGACTTTAGACAAAGAATATTCTTTTAATACCATGTTTGTTCTTGATGTTCCAAAACTATTGATGGCAAACACTGCGCTCCCGGCAGTTGTCAAGAGCCTTCTAGAGGATAATACCGATAATTCTCGCGCTACTTTGAAAGAGATTATCAATAAGAGTACAATCGAGAATTGTGAAATTATCAGAAGAGAGGTGAGAGAAAAGAAATCGGGTAATTCTAAGTTAACTATTGGAAGTACGACTTTGGAAGATATAGATGAATATGTTCTAACGAATAATCCGGCATATGCAAACTCTCGTAATTCGCCTAAGAGCGTCCTGACATTTTCAGATAGAGATAAGAAAATCGTTGAAGAGATTACCGATTTCTCATTCCAGAAGAATGATTTAAGTAATTTTTTAAGGATTTTTACTTTCAAGGAAGGAATCAGCACCCGCGATTCTTATAATTCTAAATATCAATATAGGCTAAAGATGATAATGAAAGATGGGGTCTTACTCTATGCAAGAGATCTCGTATTGCAGCTTATCTCAGCACATGCTATCTTCGCTCATAACGTGCAGAGAGTCCTAGAATCAAACAAGGGGGGCGAGATATCGACGTCTTCCCTGAAATCAAAATTTGGAGCTAATTTTGTTAAGAGTTTCAACGAACATGTTTTACCCCCACTGTTAGACTCAATGATACACAATATACAATTTTTCTCCTCCAAAGCTGTCGACACTGGAGATCTTAAAACTGCGTTTTTCATGAGAACGAACCTTATCACTGGAGATATTAAGGGAATAGAAGTCTTTACGAAAACGATAGAGAACTTAATCGAGGAACTGGGAAAAATAACCAATCTGAACTTAGCCACTAGGAATAAATTACGCTTGCAGGCCAATGAAGAGAACAAAGTTTCTATGCAAAAAGTCCAAACAACATCCGGAAAGGATCAGAGCGGTAGAAGCAAAGTATCTCAAAAATCGCAGAGCATGCAGCTAAAGAATACCTTTACTCACGTGGAAGATTTCCAATCTGTCTTGGATAACACCAGCATGGCAGGATATGAATACTTGTTGGAGAGAAACAATACAGCAGCTGGGCTCAAGACTGTAGCAGAAGATGAATTTATAACGCGTTTTAATAGGGAACTAGGAAAATATTATGATCTGAATGCAATTAAAGATACAGCTCTTTTTGGGAAAAGCGGATACCCTATACAAAAAAATCAGACTAGGTTTTTCACTCCGGTTTCTTTCCAGCTTAATAAAAAACAATTTCAGTTGCCGTCTTCTTTCAACAATAGTTCAAAATCTTTAACATTCAGAAGTTTACTAGATATACTATATTATAAGGAAGGGCTAAACTTTAGTGACAATAATGCCTATAAACTTGATTTTTTGACATCTAATTTAACTTTTATCGATATTGAAAAATCCACAATCAATGCCGGAAGACCTATAAAAAGCAAGAATATGGCTGATACCGGGGGATCTGACAGTAAGGTTGGTGTCTCTATTTTAGGACGCGCGAACTGGAAAGATGCCGAAGCGAGTCAGGGTGTTTCTGTCGATAAGATAGTCGGAGATAAAGAATACGAAAACACACTCCCACAGAACAGTGACACAACAACTAGTTATATATTAAACTATATTTTAAGTGGGAAAGTATTATCCGATAAGGTGGAATTGAAGAATTCTTATTCCAAGACAACAAACTTTGTCAAGCAAAAAGCTCAGAATAATTCCGCCCCTCCACAACAAATTAGTGTTCTTATGCAATTAGCACCAACTCAGCTCCTATCAAGTCCTTTAAAAAAGGATCAGAAAAGTAACACACTCCCACAATTACTTAAGCAGAATGATATCGATATTGTAAGCTTAAATGTGAAATCTTTGGATGATTATGGTTTGTGGTGGTTTAATTACGATAACCTGGTAGAAATACAGTATTGTACAAACTTTTCTGCAGCTCGCGAACCTGCTTGGGCTCCTCTTCAATTCGAGGTCTTTCAGACCTCGATGGCAAATGGTGATTCACTTTTTTGCAGACTAGTGAAAAAGACTGATCCCAGCCTTAATCAAATCCATAATAAGTTTTTAGAGTTACCAATTTTTAACGATTTGTTTATAATCAGGTCTTTGAGCCCTAGCGGGAAAGTCACCGCAGGAAAGAAAGGGAAAACCAAATTACAAGAAAAGCTTTTTAAAATCACTGACTTAACTACAAAGTACTCTGATGATTTCTACAACTTCATACAACCGAATGTAGATGAATTACTGGGAACACCAGATCAGAATGCTATCCTGAGTCTTACTGCGGCGAATACTACCGGAGCACTGGATACTCTCTTACAAGATAATATGGGCAATCTCAAAGTGTCGAGACAGCCAAAAACATTAGCGAGGGGAAAGAAATCTAAGACTACGAAACCTTCAAAAAAAGGAAGATACTAGAATATGGCTAATGCATACTGGTACCAGTACAACAAAAATACGACTTTATACACTGATTTGTTCACAACTCAGTTTATGCCCTATCTTCTTGGGAGTTATCCCAAAAGTATAATAGAAGATTCCGCCAAAGGCGCACCGTTGTCACCGTGGGATAACGTCTCGAATTCTACGGCTGGTTGGGACTATAGGTACTGGTGGTCCGCAGGAATGTCTAGTAACTACGCTGGGGAGCATAATCCCTATATAGCTAGTATTCCTCATATAGGTAATTTAGCCACGGACCAGCCCACTGATTTCTTCAAAGATCTGTTTTATGGTGGTATCGATTTGTTCCGTTTTCAGGGAGGTGCTTACACTCAGGATGTAAGCAAGTTAAAAAATCTCTCGCCCATGCAGTTCTTCCTGAATTTTAACCTAGGTAAAGGAGTTGAACCACCATCGGCTGGGGGGTCGTACAAATGGGTACCATGGAAGGATATGTTGTATCTGGGGAAGGAACACGAATCTTCAATTGATTACGAAACGCCTTTTGGAAAAGGAAGCGTAGAGAGAGTATGGTTACATGCCGACGCCGCTTCCGTTGATAAATTTACTAAGAATACTAATATTAGTTATTATTCTGATTTGATTATAACTCCTTGTTCGATGCTCTTTCCTAATATGATGACGGAAAATTGGTTTCCCGATTCTCTCTCCTCGACATCTGCTGCTTTTAGAAAGTTTATAATAAATTACTTATTTAACAACACTGTTGTTGGCTTTCAGAATGTTGCACTTGAATTAAGCTTGGCGAATTACGGCTTCGAGGATTGGTCAGCGGGCTTCAGCCTAATAGGATCAATGGGGATGCAATGGGAAACCAGCTACTCGTGTCCGGCCGATTATACTGAAGGCAGCTGGCTTGATACCACCGAGAGCAGCGGAATGACCCTTGCCGCGTCCGAATTCACTGTACAAGCATCTGCGATGCCGTGGGATTTTAAGCTGGGAGCCATAGATCCTTATAAAACTAAGGAAAAAGGAACGCCATACTGGCTAGCCACCCCTCATTCATTTGCTTTTGCTAATTTTTCTCCTTTAAAGTGTGCTTTTAATGTAAATCGCACATACCAACAGAAGGATGAGGATGTAGAAGAGAAAAGGATGTTTCTAGATCACACTTTTTGGTGCAATACTCCCGTTGACTTGAGGACGATGGATGATTCTACAGATGGGGGATACTATTTTAATATTAATTCGTCCTACAACTATTATATGAATTACTGGGAAACTGGCCTACCGGATTTAAACACAGCTTTTAACAAGTTTAAAGCAAATGAGGGGACATCAGAAGTTTATCCTTCCGACATGCAGTTTGAGTTATTCTTGCCAAATTTTCATGCCCTCTTGGAAGAGAGAAAATCTAGTATCCTCACTTACTCTTCAGCCACCGGGACCACGCAAGAGGGCGGCGCGGGCATACAATATAATCACACTACATTAGGTGGTAAACTGCTCGATTCTGATGGAGACCCCTTCCTGAGAAAGCTTGATACGTCAAATAACGGTGTTTGGGACGGCAAAGAGCCGCAAGGAAACGATTATTTTCGAGCTTGGATTGAGAAATTCAAAGAGGATACTACCAGTACGTTTCTTAATGAATCCATGGCTTTAGCATCTAAGAAATACAAAAGAGTTATCTTATCACCAGAAATTTTAAGGAATTCTGTTGAAATTGAAGAACATAAGCAGGCTTTTCCTTTCTATGTTGAGATCGAAATTAACACACCACTACCTTCTTCTGAGTTTGGGGATATGTTAGATACCGCTGGGCTTATGCCTGCATTTATTGTGAATGCCGTCCACAATATCGACTATGATGCTGCTGCAGCCGGCAAAACACCGATCAACAAAGAGAACTTTGATAACAAAGAATCAGTACCTACGCCAAATGATTTTACTGATGATGACGCCTCTTTATCACTACCATTCCAGAGATATACCAACGGTGCTATTATTACCCCTAGTTCAGAAGATGATTTCTGGATCCCAGCATTGAATGTGAATGAGTTTCTGAACCATCTGGATTCCGGCACTGGTGCAGCCTCCACCGCGCAATTAATCGATTTTATTGGGTCATTCGACGATGAGTGGATTTACTTATCTACTATTGCAGAAGATGCAGATGACCATATGACCGACAGCTCACAGAAAACTGATAAGGGATTATCCACCTATAACAAAACGTCCATATTTACAGGAGGCATATCCACTAATGCTACCTATGATTACTCCGTAATTGATTTTAGGGCATCGGTCTATTCTCTAGTGGATGAACATATGCGTGATTATAGACAAATTTACAACGGACGCCCCGCGTATAGCGAGATTCTTTTTTATGAAATTAAGAAGTATAAATTTAACGCTCCCCTTGGTGCACCCTTAGATTTTATTTCGAAAGCCGATAAAGTCCTTGTTCAGACATTCATTCTCCCCAACAGTTATACGGGTGATGTAACCTCGCCATCAACTAATTTAAAATTTATTGATACTCAGGTAATGCCATATGTAAATTATACCTATGAGATCAATGCTTATACATATGTTATGGGGAATCAATATGCTTATGAGCTGAGATCACAACACAACGATGGCGCGCCGACGACCAAAGACGCGCCGACGACCAAAGACGCGCCATCGAAGTCGGCATCATCCTTCATGAATGAGATAAAAGGTACTGGAGCGTCGGCAGGAATAGCCCCTGATCAGGTAGGTGATCTCTTCGCACTATTCGGTTCTAGCACCAAAGGTTTCTCCGAATGGACCACTTCAAACGATTATGGAGATATAGAGCAGTATCTTTATGAATCTGCTTATAGCCCATACAAGACCGATATTATTTTCGGAGATGTTAGTGAAAACAAGCTGATAAAAAAGAGCGATCCAAAGAATGCTGGAGGTCATGACCTAGATGCAACAGTGCCCACGATGAAAGACGAGGCGTTTGTGAATCTTCGAATTTTAAATCTTCCTTCTCATAAATTATTTAAAATACCGATTCTTCCTCCAACAGTAGAGAAGCCCCTAATGATACAGCAGACTCCCCCAGTCACACCGGATGTTAACATAGTTCCTTATCGAGCAAATCCCAATAAGATATATATATCTTTGAATCCAGGGTCTGATAATTATCATGATTGGGCATACGGACTTAATCTGGACGAGATTCAAAAAATGGCTTCCCATGCCCAATGGAGTGACGTATCGAGTATCCAAGAAAACGTCTATAAATCAGGATTATGGGGATGGTTTAGTCAAATAGATGTGCCTAACTATTTACCGGCAAAAGTTAATTTTAATAGTAATACTAGCGATGTATATGCTTTTGAGATTTACAGAATTTCTGAAGAAGATATGCCATATGGTCCGAGAAATTATCTAGATTTCGGGAACTCTGATATTTCTAAGCGTACTACTTTGGTCAAAGAAATACAAACTACCTTTATTGACACCATAAAGCCAAATATTAATTATTATTATATTTTTAGATCTAAAGTGACGGCACCAGGCTCCGACGAGGGCACCGGCTGGTCTAATCCTACAGATGTTTATCGTATAAAATTGGTTAAAAATAGAGATAATGTTTTTATGGATATGGAAGTTAGATCAAAAGAATATTTTAACATACAGGCAAAAATAAAAGACCATATTCCTTCGAAGCCGTTTAAGAAATTCTTGCTTATAAAGCCGACGCTGGAGCAGACGGTTTTTAACACAGATACAGCTAAGGGCGGCGTTGATTACTGGAGTGATGAAATTTATGCCTCGATTAAGAACTATTTTCTCATTGAAAATGAGGGAAACCCAACAGCTGTCCCCTTGGGTATAAAGAAGAAGAGTATTTGGGGCTCCGGATATCAATCGACTGGTACACAGAACGCAGGGAAGTTCAGGATTCGAATCAAATCCAAGAGTACCGGCAAAAAAGTGGATATTCTGATGGGAATAAAAAATCCAATGGTGAAAGACAATACTGCCACCATGCAGGGTTCGAACTTAACATTCAAGGAAGCCGCAGCCGCACAGGCGGGAGATGTTTGGGAGGGTATCACGGAGGAAGCATTCGCCCAAGGCTTCACTGCTGATTCCGATGAGGTTTTTATCGTAGAAACTTGCAATGGACCCGCATGCTTGCAAGCTACTACCGACTGGGGACCCGCCGATGATGATGATTAATACACGATGAACACACAAAGATGCTGAACAAAACAAATGTAACTAACTATTTAGATAGTATGCACTATTTATATTAAAATCTATACATAATGGAGTACTCAAATGGGTTTTTTAGATAATTCTGGCGATATAATTTTAGACGCTGTATTGACCGATTTAGGTCGCGAACGAATGGCACGTGGCGACGGATCTTTTAAGATTGCCAAGTATGCCGCAGGCGACGACGAGATTGATTACGGGAAATACGAAAGGAACAATCTCAACGGTTCGCCTTACTACGATTTAGAGATTCTCAAGACACCAATTCTTGAAGCGTTTACTGATAATGCCGGACAATTGAAATCGAAGTTGATAACAATTCCTAGGAATAATCTCCTATATTTGCCGATTTTGAAGCTTGTTAACGGAGAGTTAAACGACGGGGAGATTACTAGCGAGAACGCCACGCTAAGTGATGACAACATTATGTACGTTACTGTTGATTTGGATACATCGACTGTAAAGGGTACTGGAGGCGCAGCTTCTGCTACAAAGGATTTATATACTAGAAAGGGCGTCATTCGCGGTGATGGGATTATAAGTACAAACAAAAACACCTCAATGATCGTTATCGATCAGGGCTTGAATACTGTTGACCTCCCGCAGAGTTCCGATCTAGATTTAGATTTAAAAGAGACACAATATATCCTAGAAGTGGATGATAGATTAGGAAAAATTCAGAGTCCTCCCACCAGTAATAGCAATCAATTGTTAGATATCAATTTCGTTGATGATGACAGGATTGCTAGCTATTATGTTTCTTTGACCACAAATGCTAATTTTGTGAAGAATATCAAGAAACCAAACGCCGCAGTCGACGCTACTGCGAAAACTTCCGTGATTGCTGGGCCGGTTGGGACGCGTCTACTATATGCACTACGTGCTTCGACCGAATTGAGGTCGTCTAATTCGCTTTTTGATAAGCTAGGTTCTTCGAAATCTGGCTTGACCTTAGACGGTATTACTTATAGTGATACTTTCAGGTACATTGACACAACAGTTAGAGTAACTGGCGTAACTACTGGATATCGTTTGGATATACCGATCAGATTTATTAAAAAGTCTTAAAATAGGAATGAAAAATGGCAAGCTTCTTTAAAACGTTTTTAAATAGTGATAAAACAACCACTCGATCTTTATTGCACGAATCGATACCGGTCACTGGCTCAATAGCTTCGGGAACATATGCATCATCTGCAAACATTAAAAATTATGCTCATGGCATGTTCCAATCGGTTTACGATTATCCTTATTTGAGTTCTTCGGCAAATCATATCTTTGATTTAACTGTCGGATATCACTCATCATCTAGTCTTTCTTCTTCTACTCAAAATGCAACACAGCGTAAGAACAAGATTAATATGTATAACCAGCTGGCACAGATTTTAATGGGTCATGACAGAAACGGAAGTATAGAAAGGTTCGATATTGATGGAAATTTAGTTGATGCCGTAGGCAAAATGAATGAGGTTATATTTGTTAATTTTGCTAGATTATTAACTAAAGATGAGGTTAAAAAGGGGTCTGTTACACTTGAGCTAGGCGTTAGTGGAACTTATGCTTCCCCCTGCCTGAAGAGAATCAAACTGACAGATACATCTGGTTCTAATGGTTATTTTGTTAATGGTGCCATTGGGCAATATGGTACACTATTCTGTACAAATACAGCCGGCTCACCCCTGAACGGATCCGATACCGATGCGATGGGAGGCTTGATCTTTTATCAAGCAGGCATTGCAGCGATAACGGCATCAGTATTTGGCTCTCTCTTATCCTCCAGCTGTGAGATGAACAGCGCCGGGGAAACAATTGATGCTATTCTTACTGGTTCGACCGTCACTTCTATATGTGATGAGTTTCGCCACAGGATTTACAATGTTCAATACAACAACACAACCGAGTTGAACTCGACCATTTATTTTTGTCGCTTCAATAACAACGAATTCAATTACAGTTCTAATCCCACCTATACCTCTGCTAGCAGAATGGTGGTTAAGAATGACGCAATAGATATGCCTGTTAGTTACTTGACTACAGTTGGCTTATATTCTGCAGATAATGAATTGTTGGCGGTTGCTAAATTATCGGAACCATTAAGAAAAGATCCCGCAACAGAATTGACATTACGCGTTCGCTTGGATTATTAGGTTTCATGAAATGCCCTATTACAAATTTGGTAAAAACGATTTATTCAGAAATGTCATAACAACTTTTCCGGAAGTAAGTTTCGACATATATGGCGAGAAAGTTTATTACCAGAATCAAGATAGGACCATGGTTAATCCCAATAATCCTACCGGGTATCTCAATCTGTACGAATTAAACGTCAACAGGGCTGTATCAGCTGCTACGGCAACGTTAAAACTGACGCTCCCTGATGCCGCCTTCTGGCAAAACGTTACGCTAACATCTACTGACGGAACCACCATGACATATTACGCTGGGAATCAAGAAGAGATAAGTGCGGGAATATTCGAGAGATCTGGTCTATCAAACATGATGCCTTCTTTAAAGAGATGCATCACAAAGGGACCTTGGCACAAAGATAAAATTGCTGTTTCTTATGATCCCTTTAATCCTGTCCCCACCACTATGTATTTTACCCAGCTTATCGGTGGCTCAGGTGGTAATACCACACTGTCGACGACCATAAACGCCGCTGTAGCCTCTGGTTTCGCTGGAGGAGGAGGACCTAACTCTGGATTAATATATCCTTTTATGCCCAAAGATGCTTCACTTACAGCATTCAAAAACTTGATAACAACTTCCAGTTTCGCATCCTTGGATTATGGCACCAAGATGACTGGCTCTTATCCCATGACAGCTAATATGAATACCTATATTTATACAGCTAGTGCCGATGTTGATAGAAAATATGTTGAAGCATTGAAAAATGTGCTCAATAACAAGACTATTTTATCTCCCCACTATGCTTATAGTGCTTCTTACGCTGATTTTAGTTGGAACAAGGCTACTCAACAGGTGACACTGATCGATATACCTTCAATTTTCTATGGTTCTAAAATCAAAAAAGGTACTGTTAATTTAGGATTCTTTTTATCAGGATCATCTCTGGGTCAATTGGTTGATAAAGATAGAGACGGTGCTTTGTATCAGGTATCTGGCACTATTTCTGATAATGATGGGAAAGTAGCTGGTGTTGTATTATACGAGGAGGGAATATTCCTTTTGACGGGATCGTGGGCTCTTAACGACCAGCACACCGCTAAATATATTGATGATTCTACAGACACTAACCCGTCTTGGAATGCATACGGTCGGCTGACTGAATCGACTCCCTCATCTTCTTATTCAGTTAATTTTAGTGGATCACAAACCACTTCTGTTTTGACCATGATGTGTCATGCACCAGGCGGCGAACTAAATTTTAGTAAAAATCCCACATATGTGGATTATAATACAGTGGCCAATACAGAAAACCCGCATTCCCTGTTTGTAACGTCTTCTACACAATTTTATGAAACAACAGAGAGGAAAATCAAGAATACTGTTTCTTCGTCTTATGAATGTTATAATGAAGGTTTTGAAAGTCAGACCTTTCTGACTAAAATTGGTATATATGATGCCAACAATAACTTGATTGCAATTGCCAATTTGGCTCGTCCCGTAAAGAAAACAGTGGCACGAGATTTAACGTTTAAACTCAAGCTCGATATATGATATCATATTAAAATGATCTTGGGTTTAGATATAAGTACTAGTATTACAGGCGCAACCATCATTGATGATGCCGGCAGAATAGTCTATAATGAGGCTTGGGATACTAGAAAATATAAGAACTTTTTCAAAAAAGCCTGCGTCATACATGGAAAGCTTGAGGATATGGTATATAAATACAAGTTAACGCATATCTATATCGAACAATCACTCCAATCATTTCGCTCCGGTTTTTCCTCTGCCAAGACTCTTTCAACACTCTCTAGGTTTAATGGCATTGTTTCTTGGATGTGTTATAGTTTTTTTAATATTGAGCCTGAATATATTGCTGCAACGTCTGCTCGCAAGAAATGCGGAATCACTATTCCAAAAGGTACTAAGGCTAAACAAGAAGTTATAAAATTTGTTCTTGACAACGTGCCAGATGTTGATATAATGTACACCAAGCACGGCAATCCTCGCCCTGAATGCTTTGATAAAGCAGACAGCTGGGTTATTGCCAATGCGGGGTATTTGTGTCAAGTGGAAAAAAGCTAAGTATTTTAAAAAACATATTGGGCTATTCCTTTCGCTCCGGAGACGAAATATTATTTGAGTGTCCGAAGTGCCAGCACCATAAAAACAAGCTCTCCATCAATGTGGAAAAAGACGTCTTCAAGTGTTGGGTTTGTGAATACTCAGGACGTTCCATTTATCGTCTTGTCAGACGTTACGGGTCATATGATCAACGCAGAGAGTGGTCTTCGTTCACAGAAGAAGTGGAAACAAAATCATTATCTGAGGTTCTTTTTGAGAAGGAAGAGATCGAAGAAGAACAGATACTTGATCTTCCAGATGATTTCATGTCTCTCGCGAACAGAAGCCTCCCTAAAACTTCTCTCTATCCTTTGAATTACTTGGAAAGTCGCGGCATCACAAAACGAGATGTTATCAGGTGGAAGATGGGATATTGTTTGGACGGAGAATATGAGGGGCGCATTATTATTCCCTCGTTTGGAATGACAGGAAAAGCAAATTACTTCATAGCTAGAAGCTATTCGAGAGATTGGAAGAAATATCAAAATCCACAAGTCTCAAAAGACATTATTTTCAATGAGTTATACCTGGATTTTGATGAGGATATGGTTTTAGTTGAGGGCGTATTTGATGCCATCAAAGCAGGAGAAAACGCAGTTCCATTGTTAGGATCTACCTTGAGGGAAAATTCAAGATTATTTCAAGAGATTGTAAAGAGTGATACGCCAATTTATATTGCTTTGGATTTAGATGCCCAGACAAAGGCTCTGAAGATAATCAAGTCTCTTTTGGAGTATGATATAGAAGTTCACAAGATTGATATTTCGCCATACGCGGACGTAGGAGACATGTCCCAGGAAGCCTTTTTAAAGAGGAAGAAAGAGGCTGTCTTTATCAAATCTTATGACTATTTAATAGACGAATTAATTAATTTACGGGGGTGAACTGGTATCGACTGAGTATTAAAAATATAACGTGCAAGGGTGTGTGAGTGGCACAGTAAAAACATTCAAAACTTTAACTGCTAACGATAACGTTACTTTTGATTACGCCCTAGCGGCATAATCACGGGGAATAATGAGAGCCTTGTTATCCAAAGACTGTTCCGTTGATGGTCCTTTTCGAAGGGTAGACGGTCAAGTGGTTTTTTCAAGTAGGACCCATAGGACAAACTTGATAGTGCGCGGTGTGAGTTTGTCAGAGTTCGCAAACTGACTAACCTTGTGAATGACGTTATATTGGAAATATTTAGGACTCGGGTTCGACTCCCGACACCTCCACCAAAACAACTTTACAAATATAAAAGAAGCTGATATACTACAACTATGGTGAATATGGCGAACCTTATTTGCGCAGCCTACGTTTCATTAATGCTTCCAAATGCTGATATAGCTTGTGAGCATATGGAAATAGTCATTGAGGCTAGCGATCAAAATTATATAGATCCCACAGTTCTAGTTTCTCTAATATATGTGGAAAGCCGATGGACTCCGGCCGCCACAAGTAAATCGAACGCTTGCGGACTAACCCAAGTGCTTCCTCGCTATTCTGCTGGACGCAACAATCGTTTCGGGAAAAAGCTCACATGTCGCGACCTCAAAGATCCTAATGTAAGTATCCATCGAGGCGCACGTGTTCTTAATTTCTGGTATCACAAATACGCTCGACGAAACCTCAAGCACGCCCTCTGCGGTTATAGCAAAGGTTTTCGCTGCAAACAAGAAGGAAAACCACGCAAAGTCGGCATGCGCTATGCACAGAAAGTGATGAAATTAGCACGCAAAATACGACGAAAGATTAAGATAATACAGAAAAGTAAAATGGATAACCAGTAGTTATCAAACTATTTAATATTTAGAGGGGTATTTAATGAAAATCACCAAACAAAAACTTAATCAGATCATCAATGAGGAAATCAAGAGACATCAGGTTCTTGAGGAGGTCAAAAAGACTTCGTTGGTTGAAGGCAAGAGCCCACAACTTCTACAACTCATGAAAGAGAGATTTGAAAAGTTGGGTGCTAACTATTTCGAAGCACTTCAAGAGAAAGATGAAGAATTGGCTTTAACCTTAAAAGAAGAATTGAATAAAATCTTCGATGATTTAAAAGCATAAAAAAGTCTTGACTTTCTTAGATAGTGTTGTTATACTATAGTCTATCCTGGAGTTTGTATGCGATTCGCGCATATTGCGGATACCCATATCCGTAATTTAAAATACCACAAAGAATATAGAGCAGTTTTTAGCCAACTATACGAAAACCTTCGAGAGCAAAAACCCGACTATATTGTTCACTGTGGTGACATAGCACATACGAAGACTCAGATCAGTCCCGAATATGTGGAAATGTGTTCTGATTTTCTTAAAAGTTTGGCAGATATTGCGCCAACTTATGTGATTCTTGGTAACCACGATGGAAACTTGCGTAATTCTAGCCGTCAAGACGCCTTAACACCCATTGTAAAGGCTTTGGAGCACCCGTCCCTACACTTGATGCGGAATGCGGGAGAAACGCGCTTAGAGGGCGGTTTTACGCTTAACGTCTTATCTGTATTTGATGAAGATAATTGGGTTCAACCAACTGACGAAAAACGTATTAATATTGCTTTATATCATGGCTCTATTTCGCGTTGCCAAACTGATCTTGGCTGGACAATGGAGAGAGGTGAAAATGATATTGGTGTCTTTGACAATTTTGATTATGGTTTTCTTGGAGATATCCACAAGACCAACCAAATTCTAGATGAGAGAGGAAAAATTCGCTATCCTGGTTCGACTGTACAACAGAACCATGGAGAAACGAATGATAAAGGATATTTGCTTTGGGATATAGAAGATAAGGAGAGCTTTGCTTGCGAACACTTTATTTTAGATAATCCTAAACCTTTTATCACGATAAGGCTCACTCCTGCCGGCAGGCTGCCAAAAAATATTGATATCCCAACCGCCGCAAGGGTCCGCCTCCTTTCAGAAAATCACTTATCTTTGGACGTTATCCGCCGCGCAATCGATGTTACTAAAACACGTTTTAAGCCAGAAGCTATAACTTATTTAAATCGAGCAAGTGGCAACCGCGTCGACATCGATGAACTCACCAAATCTCTAATTAAAGAAGACCTACGAGATATCACTGTCCAGGAGGATTTAATTGGAAAATATCTACAAGAATATCAGGTCGATGAAAAAACGGTTGAAAAGATATTTGGTATTAATAGAGTATATAAAACAAAGGTTGAAGAACAGGAAGAGATATCACGAAACGTCAATTGGCGTCTGAAGAAAGTTGAATGGGATAATCTCTTCAACTACGGAGAGAAAAACTCCATTGATTTCGAGAATTTGAATGGCATTGTTGGCATCTTCGGAAAAAACTTTTCTGGAAAGTCTAGCATCATTGATTCGTTGCTCTATACTTTGTTTAACACGACTTCAAAGAACAATCGCAAGAATCTCAATATCATAAATCAGAATCGCGATCATTGTCGCGGATATGTTGAGATTGATATTGCAGAAAAGACTTATAAAATTGAGAGAATAAGCACAAAATATCAAAAGAAGCTTCACGGCAATATTACAATCGAAGCCAAGACCGACCTTAATTTTACCGTGTATGATAATGCTCTTTGCGAAGAAGAGAGTTTGAACGGTACTTCTCGCAATGAAACAGATAAGAATATTAAAAAGATTTTTGGAAGCTTGGAAGATTTCCTTTTAACTTCAATGGCTTCCCAACTTGGTTCTCTTTCTTATATTGGCGAAGGCTCAACGCGAAGAAAGGAGATTCTTGCCAAGTTTTTGGATCTTGAAGTATTTGAACGTAAGTTCAGAATGGCGAAAGAAGATGCTTCTGATGCTAAGGCTCTATTAAAGAGAGATGAATCTCGTATATTTGATGAAGAACTCCAAGAAGCACAATTAAAATATAATGAAAACGAAATTTGTTTAGCTTCAAAGGAGGAAGAATGTCAAGGTCTAAAAGTCGAGTTAGAGCAGAGGCAAGAATCCTTGCGAGAAATAACAGAAAACTTGAAAGAACTTCCCGATGAAGTTATTGATATCGTACAAGTTACTAGCAATATCAAAGATTTAAAAAATAAGTTAAAATCTTGCGAGAACTTTCGAAGAGGTGTTTCCAGCCAAATGGAAGGCAAAGAAGAATATATAACAATGACTGAAAAGTTTATAAGTAAGCTTAATATAGAAGAAGCCAAAGAAAAACAAAAAGAGATTGAAGATAAGACCTTAGAACTGAGAAGTTTTGAAGAAGAATTAGAGAAGCTTTTGGAAGATTTGGAACGAAAGAATAAAAAAACTAGCTTATTGAGCGAGGTTCCTTGCGGAGACAAATTTCCAAATTGTAGGTTTATTGAAGATGCACATACTGCCAAAAATAGCACTAAAATAGCAAGAGTTGAAATTGATAATTTAAAGATCGATAGATCCAATATTACTGATAATATAGAAGAGCTTAACCCTGGTGAAGTTTCGAATCATATTCAGGAATATGAAAATCTTTGGCAGAAATTAACTGAGGCCAAGAATGGTTTAAATCTCATTCAACTGGAACTCGAAAAAAATAAAAATGAGATATTTAAAACGAAAAACGATCTTAGTACGCTACAAAGACAAGAAGAGTATTATGATGAAAACAAGGATCTTATTGAGAACTATGACAAACTTTGCACACGTCAGAAAAAAATCCAATCAGAAGTAAACAAAAAGACAAAGCGTCACGATATCTGCCAAAAGGAAATTTTAGAACTTTATAAGGAGAATGGTACATTAGAGGAGAGAACCGAAAAGATTAAACGAGACAAAGAAGAATATTTATCTTTCCAAGATGACTTCTCTGCTTATGATCTTTATATGCGTTGTATGCATTCGAATGGAATCTCCTATGATATTATTAAGAAGCGCCTTCCTCTGATTAACTCCGAAGTAGCTAAAGTTCTTGCAAACATTGTTGATTTTGAAATTTTCTTTGAAAATGACGATAACCGCTTGGATATATTAATAAAACACCCTGGATACGATCCGCGACCTATTGAAATGGGATCCGGAGCAGAAAAGACTATTGCTGCCATGGCTATTCGCTTGGCATTACTCAATGTTTCTACGTTACCGAAGGGGGATATATTTGTTCTCGATGAACCAGGAACGTCTCTAGACGAAGACAACATGGAAGGTTTTATACGTATTTTAGACATGATTAAGACACAGTTTAAGACGGTACTTCTTGTGTCTCATTTAGATTCTTTAAAAGATACAGTAGATACCCAAATAATGATTGAGAAGAAAAAAGGATATGCTTTCGTTAAACAGTAAGTCAATACTAAACCCTCTCTGAGATACTATTTATTACTCGGAGGATTATAAAATGGCTAGAGCTGCAAAAGCATTCTTAGATAAACATTTAGAGAGATTCATATCTCGCAAGTTTTTGGCATGGGGTACCGCAACGTATTTGGTTATCCTGGGTGGGGTTACCAGTGACGATTGGGTTGCTGTTACTTTGGTATATATTGGTTCCGAAGCGTTGGTCGACATCGCTGCCAGGTGGAAACACGGGAGCTGATAAAATTGGTAGGTCTTCACAAAGCTTGGGTTTGGTTGAAGAATTATTGGTATATCCCAATTATTCTTGTTTTAATTTTGGTTGCTGCCTTCTCGGGCAGTGGAATCAAAAACAAATATTTTGATATTCTTTTGAAAGCAAAAGAAAACCATAGGAAAGAGGTTGAAATCATTGAGAAAAACCACGCCGAGGAAAAGCAGAAAACTCAAAATGCCATCAAAAAATATCAAGAAAACGTTTCTGCCATTGAAAAAGATTTCAATGTTAAAATGGAAGAACTACCAAAGAAACAAAAGAAAGAAGTTGATAAAATCATTGAAAAGTACGAAGATGATACAGATGCCATGGCAAAAGAGATAGCTAATATATTGGGAGCAAGAAATGATTAAGAAGATTTTTATAGCATTTTTGACTGTTTGTTTTCTATGTTCAACGACAAACGCAGCTTCTCAAGAATTAGAAGAGCAAGAAGGTCGCGTTACCTCTATTTCCAAAAATGAAGCAGCCCCGTTTTCAGGAATCCTCTTAGACTCTATTGCGGGGGCAAAGTTCATAGCAAAAAACAAATATTGCTCTGAGGAAATGGAACTTAAGCTCCGAAAAGAATTTCAGATTCAATTGGCCGACAAACAACTTACCATCGATGTTTTACAGGCGCAGTATGATTCTCTCAAAAAAACACATAATGGATTCCTAATTCAGAAAGAAGAAGAGATATCTCAACTTAACGAGATCATTAAAGACGAGATTGATGATCATTCACATATTTGGTTTGCCACTGGAACAGCTTTAGGAATATTGCTTTCAATTGGAATCTTCTTTGCAGCAGTGGAGATACAAGACTGATGGCTAGAAGAGGAACGATTGCCAATTATAGCTATGCCAAGCTTACCAAGATAATTTCCGAAGAATCAGCTGGTGTATCTTCAGCTGCAGCTGCGGGCTCAAATTTTCAATTACAATGGAACAGCAGCGGTTCTCATGCAGGCGCAACAGACATAATTTACCAAAAATCAACCGGATATATGGGCACAGGTGTCACAGAGCCAAATATTACACATAGAATAACATTACCCAATACATCTGATGCAGGTGGTCAAATCAAAGCAAATGCTTATATCACCTATTCAACACGCCGCTTGAAAAAAGATATCAAGCCTTTGGAGAATTCATTGAATATCGTTACAAATCTTCAAGGTGTGGAATTCCGCTGGAAAGATAGCAATAAATTGGACTATGGTTTTATTGCCGAAGATGTCGGGAAAACGTTGCCGGGGGTAGTACAATGGGAAGACAATGGGGATGACGCCCATGGAATGGACTACACAAAAATAATATCATTTCTTGTTGAGGCTGTAAAAGAACAACAAGAGCAAATAAGCGAACTAAAACATTTGGTTAAGAACAGTTGCTCTCCTTGTTGCAAAAAGAAATAAGTATTTTGTTGTATTAAACGCAATCCGTCTCTTCCGCTAGCCTATTTATGGCACGGGATTTTATATCTCGCTTAAACTATAATTCTAGGAGGAATTTTATATGGCTATTTATGGAGATGCCGCTTCAGGCATCGAGACTCTTGGGTGTGGAGCAATCACATCCACAGGTGCATTCGAGTGCACCACAAGTATAACGGTTGGCTCCGCCGTACTGAGCGAACAGGATCTGGAACAACTTGACGACTTGACAGCTGGTGTAGCAACAGCAAGCAAAGCGCTTGTGGTTAGCGCGACCAGAGATATTAACAATATTAATCAATTAACCGCTTCGTATATAAGCGGGACTTCGGCTCAGTTTACCGATCTTACCCTTTCGGCCAACTCGTTAACGATTGGTGCGACAACAATCAATTCAACCGAGATGGCATTTCTTGACGGCGTTGCTGCCGGCACTGCAGCTGCTTCTAAGGCAGTTGTTTTGGGGGCTAGCAGAGAAATTGCTACGATTGGCGCTCTTACTATTGATGGCGCTTTTACTAATGGTGTCACGACACTTGCCACAAACGGTAACGTTACAGGTATGGGCACAGTTGGTTGTGGCGCAGTTACTTCAACTGGCGCAGGTTCGTTTGCTGGTGCACTTGATTGTGATACTTCTTTCACTCTGGATGCTGTTACTGTTGACGCAACTGAGCTTGGGTTCTTAGACGGCGTTTCAGCCGGTACTGCTGCAGCTAACAAGGCACTTGTTTTAGACGGCAGTAGAAATATTGCTACAATTAATAATCTTACCATTGATGGTACTTTTACTAACGGCAGCTATACTTTTTACCCTTCCGGAAACGCCGCCGGCTTGGGCACAGTTGGTTGTGGTGCAGTCACCTCAACCGGCGCAGGTTCGTTTGCTGGTGCACTTGATTGTGATACTTCTTTCACTCTGGATGCTGTTACTGTTGACGCAACTGAGCTTGGGTTCTTAGAAAGCGTTTCAGCTGGTAGTGCTGCAGCTAACAAGGCACTTGTTTTGGATGCTAGTAAAAATATTGGTACAATTAACCAATTAACAGCTTCGTATGCAAAGATCGGTTACCTTGACGTAGAGGAAATCAACAGCGTTAGCAGAACTGAAACAACTCTTGAAGTTGTTGACAAGCTTATTCTCGCTGCTTCTGGATCAGCATCTGCAGCTGCAGATGGCTCTGGTCTCCAGTTCGGTGGCACCAGTGGCACCGATTCTGTAGCTTCTGTGCTTTATGAGCACACGGGTGCGAAACTTGAGTTGAAAATTGCTGGTACGGCATATGCTTCGGTAGATGCGGCTGGTATGGACGTCACAGGTGACTTAGACGTCACAGGTGACTTAGATGTCTCTGGTGACCTTGCGGCAGCTACTTTGACGATGACTGGTTTTGCTGTCGACGCAGATGGCGACACTGCGCTCAAATCCCTTGCTGTTGACAATAGCTCAACCATCGGTTGTGACGCTGATACCGACATCATGACACTTGCTAGCACTTCTTTGGTTCTTGCTAACGATGTTGATTTCAACGTTGCTAAAGCTGGCGGTTTGCAAATTAATGGTACCGCAGTTACTGCGACTGCTACTGAACTCAACTATGTTGACATTACCACTCTCGGTACTGCCGAAGCTTCTAAAGCTCTTACCATCGCGGCTGATAGCTCTTGGACAGTTGCCGGTATGACCTGCGCCAATCTTGGTACTGTATCTGCCGCAACATCAATAACTGCTACCGATTTAGTTGGTACCAATGTTGATGGTATTATTGGCTATGACACTCCACGCGCTAGTAAGTTCACAACCATTTCCGGTTCTGGCATAATGCAAGTTGGCGGTATCTCTTATCACAATGGTAAAATACAGCCCGTTATTAATAATACTCATGATTTAGGCGACGGCGGCGCAAAATGGAAAGATTTTTATCTTGCCGGAGCTGCCAACGTTGGTTCTTTAACAGATGGAACTGCAACGTTGAACGCCGGCAGCCTTTCTGGTCTATCCAATGTCGTATCTACAAATGGCACAATTGCTACTTTGGGATCCACAAGTGCCACAATTACTACTTTGGCTGTTGGTGGATTCGGCGCTGCTGGTGATACCGATCTTGTCGCTCTCACTAGTGATACTATGACCATGGCTGGTGGTAGTACTATCGCTGCACAGGTCGTAAGTTCAGTTGGATTTACGTGCACCGGTAACGTTACTCTCGGTAACGCGGCGGCCGACAGCGTGGTCCTTACTGGTAATGTGACTTCTTCAGCGGGTATTTATATTTCCGGCAAATCCGGTACTTACCCTTTGCAGCTTGCGTCTGGTCAAGGTGGTGTTAAAGCTGATGAATTCGTAACTTATTCGGATCGTGAATTGAAAACCAACATTCAGCCAATGAATGGTGCGTTGGATAAAGTCATGGCTCTCGAAGCTGTTACATATGATAAGAAAACTACCGGTAAGAAAGAAGTTGGTTTCATCGCTCAGCAAGTCGCTGAAGTTGTTCCGGAAATTTGTGCTTTTGAAGGCGGCGTCTCACGCGGTCTTGATTACTCAAGAATAACTTCACTTCTTGTAGGTGCTGTCAAATCACAGCAAGGTCAAATTAGCGAACTTAAAGCTATTATTGAAAAACTACAATCGTAAGGTTGTAAAATGTTAACAATTTACATTTAATGATGTAAGATAAAGGCTCCTGGGGTTTCTGATCCCAGGAGCCTTCTGCTTGTGAGATCTATTTATAATATGGAAAAAGATTGGGATCATATCGCTAAAATTGAGAAAGCTATTCGAAAGAAATATGGCGATGATGCTATTATAAATCCTGCTTCAAGTTGGTCCGAGGACAAAGAAAAAGAATATCTTCAACAATTAAAGGAAGTTTTAGCCAAACAAGATTCTTTAGACGAACAACAAGAGAAAGTTGAAGTGGATGGTTTTTTCATAAATAAAAAACTACTTACTAGAGAAATAAAAACAAACTGCCCAGTTTGTAAAATAAGATTGAATACAATTAAAGACGATACTTGTTTTAATAAATATGAGTGTTGTCACAAGTGCTACATAAACTACGTTGAATCCCGCGAAGAACGTTGGCTTCAAGGTTGGAGACCAGGAGATACCAAATGTCACAAAAAGATCTAGATGTTATCAGAGGAATAATGCAAGCAGCTGCCGACTGTTATGACGGTGCTCTTGACGAAAAAGGCAATCCAATTCAAGTTGGACTCAAAAGAGAAGACGGAAACCCTATCGTCGATTCAAGAACGATAGATGGTTTTAAAGTGAGAACAGATGGAGCGCACTTACTTGTAACATATGAATCTGGTACAACCTTAAAAGAGGTATATGGTACAGATTTCGAAGGTAATCTGGAACTGACTTTTGGGGATATCATTAAATATTTGAGGAAAAGATATAAGCAGATAACCGGCAAAAATATATCCTTGACTCCTGTCGCTGAATGTGATGCACACGTTCAATCAACTAACCGGGCCCGAGTTTGGGTAGTTGCCAAGAAAACTTATAAGATTGGCGGCGTCTCTGATATAAAAGATCGCCTACAGCCTAGTGAAGATACAATGGATGCTAAATTTAAACGCTTTCTTGGCGAAGGGTAAATGTCCTACAAGCTTTCCAGAGAACAGATTCTAAAGGAAATAGTGAAATCTGGTAAGGATCCCGTTTATTTTATTAATAACTATGCCAGGATTTCCCATCCTCAATACGGGCTCATTCCTTTTAAAACTTACGATTTCCAGTCTGTCTTATTAAACGACTTTAACGACTACCGCTTTAATGTAATTCTAAAAGCGCGTCAGCTTGGAATCTCAACGATAACAGCAGCTTATGTTGCTTGGATGATGATGTTTCACAAAGAAAAGAACGTCCTTGTCATTGCTACACAGTTTAAAACTGCATCAAACTTAGTTAAGAAGGTGAAAGCAATCCATAAAAATCTTCCTCAGTGGATGAGAATTGCTGAGATATCAATTGACAACAGGACATCTTTTGAGCTAACTAATGGTTCTCAAATTAAAGCTTCTTCTACTTCCGGAGACGCCGGACGTTCAGAAGCTCTATCTTTATTAGTGATCGACGAGGCAGCGCATATTGAGGGCTTAGACGAACTTTGGACCGGTTTGTACCCCACCCTATCAACCGGTGGTAGATGCATCGCTCTATCGACGCCAAACGGCGTTGGAAACTGGTTCCATCAAACCTGTACCGATGCCGAACAAGAAGACAATGATTTCAATCTAACGACCCTATTATGGGACGCACATCCCGACCGCGATCAAGAATGGTTCGAGAATGAAACCAAAAATATGTCGCGACGTCAAATTGCCCAAGAACTTGAATGTAATTTCAATATGTCTGGAGAAACAGTATTCCACTCAGATGATTTAAGTATTATAGAGAGCGGCTTGGTTGACCCTAAATACAAAACCGGCTTTGACCGAAATTTCTGGATTTGGGAAGAGTATCAAGAAGGCTCAACATATTTACTATCTGCAGATGTTGCACGAGGCGACGGAAAAGATTATTCTACCTTTCATATCTTCAAAATAGAGACGATGGAGATCATAGGAGAATACGTAGGCAAAGCAACGCCAGATTTATTTGCCAATATGTTAAATGAAATTGGAAAAGAATATGGTAAGTGCATGATAGTAGTCGAAAATAATACAGTTGGGTGGACAGTTTTAAGCAAACTGCAAGAGATTGGATATCCTAATTTATTTTATTCTTATAAATCTACTCACGAATATGTCGACCCAGCGACGGGAGAACAAGCCAACAACGCTGTCATGGGTTTCTCAATGACCTCAAAAACTCGCCCTTTAGTATTGGCTAAGTTGGAAGAATTCGTTAGAAATAAACTAGTTACGATATATTCCAGAAGGACTCTCAACGAAATGAAGACTTTTGTGTGGCAATATGGTAAACCTCAAGCGATGAAAGGCTATAACGATGATCTAACAATGGCGCTAGCAATTGGATGCTGGGTTAAGGATATTGCCTTTGAGGTATCACAAAGAGACGTAGAATATAAAAAAGCTTTCTTAAATTGTATGTCAAAAAGTGATACAATAATAAACACCAGCATTCCAGGCATGCAAGGCTATGAACACAACAAAGAAGCGCACCAGAAAGAGAAATATAAAGATCTTATTTGGCTTCTAAAAGGATGAATATATAAATGGCAAGACGTAATTCAAATCCGAATAATCCACAACATCAGCTTTTCAAAAAGTTGACTAAGTTGTTATCCGGTCCTCTCAGCGGCGCAAAACAACAAAACCCCAGATCTATGCGCAGATTGCAATTAGATAATTATTCTACAAGATTTAAGTCTGCTAGTGGGCAGTCGTTTAAAAAAACCGAATATGGGCAGAAGGGTAATTATACCGCTAACTATATGTCGAATCAAAATCGAGCCGAAAGGTACATGGATTTTGATCAGATGGAATACACTCCAGAAATAGCATCAGCAATGGATATTTATGCAGACGAGATCACTACTTCTACTGAGATAACTCCCTTACTGAACATAAAAACACACGACGAAGAGATCAAACTTGAGCTTGATTATTTGTTTCATAAAATCCTGAATATAGAATTTAATATTTTTGGTTGGGCACGCTCTCTCTGCAAGTTTGGAGATTTCTTTCTTTATTTGGATATTGACGAGAAAGAGGGGATTAAGTATGCTATCGGCTTACCGGCTCAAGAGGTCGAGAGGATGGAGGGCGAAGACCCGGATAATCCAAACTATGTTCAATATCAGTGGAATTCAGCCGGCTTAACTTTAGAGAATTGGCAAGTCGCACATTTCAGAGTTTTAGGTAATGACAAATATACTCCATATGGAACCTCTGTCTTAGAGCCGGCTCGCCGCATTTGGCGTCAATTAATTCTATTAGAAGATGCAATGATGGCCTATCGTATTGTGCGATCACCAGAAAGAAGAATCTTCTATATCGATGTTGGTAATATTCCACCACAAGATGTGGAGCAATACATCCAACGTGTCATGACTCAGATGAAAAGAAACCAAGTGGTTGATGCCGATACCGGTCGAGTAGATCTAAGGTACAATCCAATGTCTGTAGAAGAAGACTATTTTATTCCTGTTCGGGGTGGTCAACAATCCACAAGAGTAGAAAGTCTTTCAGGAGGTCAGTTTACTGGGGACATTGATGACGTAAAATATCTTCGTGATAAATTATTTAGCGCTCTTAAGGTTCCACAATCGTATTTGACCCAAGGCGAGGGATCAGATGAAGACAAGACCACCTTGGCACAAAAAGATATTCGTTTTGCTAGAACAGTTCAACGCTTGCAGAGATCTATTACAGCAGAACTAGAGAAAATCGCTATCGTACATTTATTTACCAGAGGCTACAGAGGAAGAGATCTAACTTCCTTTAAGATCTCTCTAAATAATCCCTCGAAATTGGCACAACTCCAAGAATTAGAAACCTGGAGAACTAAGTTTGAAATCGCTTCTGGTGCCACAGAGGGATTTTTTAGTAAACGATGGGTGTCTAAAAACATATTCAATCTTTCCAATGAAGAGATCTTGAGGAATGAGCGCGAACTGTTCTCTGATAGAAAAGTCGCTGCAATGCTTGAGAGAGCATCTGAAGAAGTAGCAACCGCAGGTACTGGCGCTGGAGGAGGTGATTTTGGCGGCGACCTAGGTGGGGGCGACTTTGGAGGTGAAGAACTTGGAGGAGAAGAGTTTGGAGGTGAAGAACTTGGAGGCGAAGAAGGTCTCGGAGGGGAGGAGGATCTCGGAGGAGAGGAAGCACCAGTTGAAGAGCCTACTTTGCTTGCAGCTCCTGGTAACCGCGATGTACCAAAAGAATATAAAAAAGAGGATGGAAAGCTTAAGGCAAAAACATCCAATTCGAAAGGATATTATGACGTGAAAACCAGAAACCAAGGTGATAAAAGAAAGAAAGCTGGAAAGAGAAAAAAGATGAAGGGCGCATACGCAAATGAGGTTGGAGTACCCACAAAAAGAAAGATATTTCCAGGCTCAGTTGATATGTTAGCAGTATCAAATGGGATAACTGAGAATAAGGAACCTAATTATAATATCGAAGAAGAGATATGGCAAACCAACTCAGAGGTTAAAAATCTGATTGAGATTTTGGAGTCAAAGTATAAAAATGAAACACAGACACAATAAAAAGAGAAATACCGCAATATTATATGAAACTCTTATTCGAGAATTGACTCGTGCAAGCGCTCGCGAAAATAAGAGTCGCAAAAATAAGATCATGCGCATGTTGAGAGAGTACTTTAAGAAAAGCTCTGTTCTGGCGAAAGAGCTGGAATTATACAAGATTCTGAATGAAAGTAGTGGCTTCAGTTCCCCAATCGCTGAAAAGGTACTGAAGGAAGCTAAAGACAAACACACCAAGCTAAACCAAAAAGATATCTCAAAAGAGCAATCCAAGCTCATCAAAGTTATCAACTATGATCTGGGTCGCACGCTGTGGGAAAATTATGTTCCTAATTTTAAAGATTTCGCATCCATTTATCAGGTTTTCTATGACACGGCGAATGCCAAACAAAAAGTTCTCCTAGAGGGGCAAATCGTCGAGAAGATGACGAAAGAACCTTTTTTAAAGGAAGAAAAGTATAAAGCTATTAATAATCTTGCCTTTAAAACTTTCTTGGAGAAATTTAACGACAAATACAATAATAAACTCATGAAAGAGCAGAAAGAATTACTCTCCCTATATGCAGCAAGTTTCAATAAGAACGACTTAGAGCTAAAAATATTTCTTAACGAGGAAATAGACAGGCTCCGGGGCTCGATAGAGGGAATTCAACATGCCACGTTGGAAGAGGTACACAAAAAACAACTAATAGGTCTTTTAGAATCGTTTTCCTCCTCCCCCATCAGTAAGGGAATGTTGGAAAAAGTTCTTAAGATCCAGAAATTAACAAGAGAGATCGATAATGGCGATTAAAGTTAAAATAAATGAACCAGATCAGATTACAGTCAAGCTGAGCGAGAAAGAAGAGCCAGACGAAACAGTAAGTCTTAAGGCCCGCAAGAGTCTCTCTGGCGATATCATGATTTATGATCATAACGAGATGGATATCGTGATCATGCCTAAAAAGAAGAAGATTTTGACTTTCGCGAAAGAATATTATGGTGATGACGTCTACGAGGCACAGAATCGTCTCTTTAATTTTTTAAGGAAAAGGGGCGTCATACAATACGATAGTATCGCAGGAGGGAACATATACTACTCTATGCAAGCGACACTACAAGAATCTGAAGAATATAATACAGTTCAGCATGCTTTGCTAGCCGTCTCACGCTTTTTAATTCTAGAGAAACCACAGATGGAATTTGATAAGGCATTCGAAGAACAAGAGGAAGAGCGCTTGAATGAGCCACCACCAGGAGAATACACAGAACTGGATCTAGACAGACACGAGGAAAGGAAGGGTTCAATCAATCCCGGTCATTTCCCATACGGACTCCAAAACGCCGCCGTTTATCGAATGGAGGAGTAGTGAATACTCTGCATTTTATTCTTTGTTCTTATGGGCTAACTTTTCTTTTGGTTTATGGCTCCATTTTTGATTCACTTCGTCCAACACGTGGTAAGTTAGAGAAATTATTTCATTGTCCCCTTTGTTTGGGCTTTTGGGTTGGCATATTTTTATGGGCTTTGAATGGTCAGACAGAACTATTTAGTTTTGATTACAAACCATTTACAGCATTTTTGTGTGGCTGTCTTTCAGCCGGCACGTCGTACTTTTTCAGTATGTTAGTAAAAGATTATGGATTAAACTTAAACATGAGGTTGGAAAATGAGGAAACAGAATAAACCAGAAGTAAGAAGATGCTGTTCGGGTAGTTTAATCATGCAGGAGTGAGTCCTGCCTGAAATTTGGAAATATAGATATATGTCGAAGAAACTTTTACAAGAATATTTTGAGCTTTGCCCAGATGGGCAATGCGCCATCGATATTCTTTCTGAATCTGAGCGAAAGCGCGTCGTTAATGAAGGCGCGGTATATTTAGTTGGTGTCTGCCAAAAAGCCGGCACTAAGAACGGCAATGGAAGAGTTTATCAGAAGCCGACATTGGCGAGAGAAGTAGAAGGATATCAGAAATCAATTAAAGAAAGACGTTCTTTGGGAGAGTTAGATCATCCCGATGAGAGTGTTGTTAATCTTAAAAATGCTTCGCATCTTGTATCAAAGATGTGGTGGGATGGTGATAGCGTGATGGGAAAAATTGAAGTTCTCGATACTCCCTCCGGTCGCATTCTAAAAGATTTATTAAAAGCAGGCGTTAAACTTGGGATCTCATCGCGAGGCTTGGGTTCCGTAAGCGAAGCCAATGGCGTCACAATCGTTGAAGATGATTTTCAATTGATTTGCTTTGATATCGTTTCAGAGCCTTCGACACCCGGCGCTTATATGAAACCCCAAAAATCAATGTCTTCGCCTCCAATGGATGCAGAGATTGGTGTTTATCTAAACGAAAATAAAGAGAAATCAAATTTAAACGATCTTATTCAAGATATACTAGGAGATTAAAATTGAAAATCACACAAGAAAAATTAAACAAGATCATTCATGAAGAACTAACGAGTGTCTTAAATGAAAGAGACAAGTGGGGGGGCAATAAGGGCGATGTGCATCGTTCCGAAGATCCCGAATACGGAGACCTTGAGGGCGTAAAAGATTATGAGCCTGTTTTCGAGGAAGAAAAATGAAGATCACGAGAGAAGAACTAAACAAAATCATTTATGAAGAGTTGGGGAGTGTCTTAGAAGAGGGGGATAGATCTGTCTTTGAGGAAGAAGATGATTGGATTCAAAAAGCTGTTGATCCCAAACATAAAGGATATTGTACTCCGATGACCAAGAAAACATGTACTCCAGAGCGCAAAGCATTAGCAAAACGCTTCAAGAAAGCAGCCAAGAAGAAAGAAAAACAGGGCGGCACCGGTTGGCAGGGAAAAGTATAAAATGAATATTAAAGAACTTAAACAAATGATCAAAGAACAGATGGAGAAACTCAATGAGGACAAAGAGAAATCTATTCTTTTAGAATATCCAACAGATAAAAAGGTAGAAAATGAAAAAGAGTGAACTCAAGAAAATGTTGAAGCCTCTTATAAAAGAATGTATCAAAGAATGTATTTTTGAAGATGGTGTATTATCTGGAATCATCACAGAAGTAGCCAATGGCTTAAGCGACCAACGAGTTGTTGTTGGAGGATTAACAGTCGAAAGCAAGAAATCAACTGGACCAGATCAAGAAGAACTTGCCCGTCAGGCCAATGCAGCCGAAGAACAACGCCAAGAAAGAATCAAAAGATTAAATGAGTCAGCCAAATTAGGCGACGTGGATGTTTTTGCCGGCACCAAAAGCATAGCTCCAGAAACTGAAAACGCCACCGGGGCATTATCCGGAATTGCTTCTGATGATTCTGGAGTAGATATCGGAGGAATTCTAAATCTTGCGGAGGGCAAGTGGAAACATTTAATGTAAAGGACACAAAATGGCTAAAAATGTAAACGTTAGCGTAAGCTTAAACGACGTGCGAGGTGATGAATATCGCCTTATTAAGAGATTTATGAAGAAAGTTAAAAAAGAACGCATACTTGAGGACTATTTATCTAGAAGATTTCACGAGAAACCTTCGCAAAAGAGAAGAAGAGAAAAGGCTAGAAAAATATGCAATGCCCAAAAAGCAGAGCAAAAGAGAAACAAAAAACTCGATATTAAGTGAGGTAGAAAATGGCAGTAGATTTAAAAACAGGACAGCCGATATTTGGGGGCGCAACTAGTGTTGGATTGCGAAGCGTAGGCAACTACCAAGTAGCAGGACATCCTTTTATAACCGGCTCTAAGTTAGCTACTGATACGGAAATCAAGATTGAATTCCCGACTGTGGCGAAGAGTGTGACCGTGATCGCATCTGGTAGCGAATCAAATATTAGAGTACACTTTAACTCCATTTCGGATACTTCTGCTCGCGTCATCGCCGGAAATCACTATATTTCTCTGGACAACGACGAAGATTCATTATCTCTTGGTGTCAAATGTAGGGAAATATATATATCTTCAATTAACGGTGGAGGCGATAAAGGATTTCAGCTTATGGCTAGCTTGACTGGCATCCCAACTAGTAGTATGTATGCTTTAACAGGGTCAGGTTTAACAGATTAAGGAGATATTAGTTAATGGGCTTCGGTGGCGATGGCTTCAATCCATCCAATACAGAAACAAATGCTTCAACTAAGACTGGTAGTGAACTAGACCAGACACACCAGTTTACTGGCAGTGTTGATATTACGGGCAGTTTAACTGTCAATGGCGTAGCTATAACTGGTTCAGGAGGAGGCGGCGGCGGCGGCAGCGGAGACATTACTGGTGTAACGGCTGGTACGGGAATATCCGGAGGAGGTAGTTCTGGTGATGTAACTGTAACTTTAGATTTGGCTGCTGTCATTGCTAGCGACGGCGCAAACCGAATGCTCACTTCTGATAATGATGGAACATTAACTGCAGAAGCAAACGTTACTTATGATGGCACCACTTTCACCGCTGGAGATAACGTTACACTCGGTGCTGCAGTTACTGACGTAACAACGGTCACAGGACAATTAACTGCTTCAGCAGACAGCTATTTTTCTGGTAACGTTGGCATAGGAATTCCTTCACCTGATGAAATATTGCATGTTGGTACTGATGAAACAGCGGTCGGCACCGATGCAAGCCAAAAAATCCGAATAAGTCAAATGGCAAATGTTGTTAGTGCTAGGGTTAATTTAGTTGCCGGTGTTATTAGTGGTGACGATCCATATTTTGCTATTGAAACAAGAGACGGCGTGGATCCTTGGCTAATAACTGAAAAATTTAGAATTGATGATGCTGGCAACGTCGGCATCGGAACGACGACCCCCGACAAAACTCTAGCTGTTGATGGCACTTTCGGATGCACCGGAAGCGCAACGTTTAAGAGCAACGCTTATTTTGCCGGCGATGTCGGCATCGGTAACACATCGCCGGGTACGATATTGGAAATTGGCGACGGAACTGCAGTGGATACAATTACGATAAATTCATTGCAAGGTTCGAACGACAGTATACTGTCAACAATTTTGTTTGAGAATAACACCGATAGTGTTGCAATGATAAACGCGGTTAGGGGAAGTTCTGCCGGCGCAGGCGAATTGAGATTTGGAACACAGAAATCAGCCGGCGTGGCGTATCAGATGACCATCGATGAAGACGGCAACGTCGGCATCGGAACGACGACCCCCGACAAAACTCTAACCGTCGATGGAACCTTTGGATGCAGTGGCAGCGTTACTTTAGGCGATGCAGCTACTGACGTAACAACTGTTGTTGGTCAATTAACTGCTTCAGTCGGTGCTCTTGTTTCCGGAAGCGGTGGTGAAAATGTAACTATCGTAGCAGATGCTGCGAAATCCGGAGAAACCCACCAGGGAGCGCTGGACGTTCGAAATGTCCAGAATTACAGCTCCATCCGGCTGGCTCAATTCGAAACGGACACAACAGCTCAACGAACTGCCATTTTTACAAAACATTATACCAGTGCACAAGAAGATCAATTACTAATTGGCTCATATACTGACGCAAGTCAAGCCATTGTTGCTATTGGTGGTGGGCTTGGACCTACAGGCGACTTTAATACCTGCACGGATTTGCAGCTTCACGCAGCAGCAGACACCACATCAACCAACACCACAGCCATTGTGTCGATTACTTCAGCGGGACAATCTACTATCGGAGCAATATCAGGCTCAAGTACATTAGATATTGGAGGTGTTACCACCGTTGCCGGAAACGTATTGCCAGATGTTGATAATTCATACGATATAGGCTCAGCTTCAAAGCGCTTCGCAAACGTATATACGGGAGACCTTCATCTTAAAAATGATAAAGGCGATTGGACAATTCTTGAAGAAGAAGAGTACTTATGTGTAATTAATAATAAGACAGGAAAGAAGTTCAAAATGATGTTACAAGAGATAGAGGATTAAGTTATGCCGATTATAGTTAGCGGGTCAGAAGGAGCAACAATCATCAGTGGGAGTGGTACCACCTCTAGCGGTTCTGCGGGATCGATGACGTATGGCTCGGACTCGATTTCGGGTTCTACCGGCGAGAGCGTGGTTACGGGCTCTTTCATTGTATCTGGAAGTGCTTTTATAACCGGAACCCTTTATGTAACTGGCAATACCATTTATAATTATGGTGATTTTTATAATATTGGCGGTACTATTTCAGGCTCAAGCACATTAGAAATGGGTGGTCAGTCCACATTTGCTAATGCCCAACACGTGATGACAGGTTCACTGGCGGTCACCTCAAGTCAAGGCATCGCTACTGTCTACGGCGGCGGACTAATGAGAGATGGTACTTTAACACTGCAGCATTCCGGAAGCCAGACCGGTATTCTTGTCAAGAATGAGGCCGCCAGCGCCGGTCCCGGCGCAGTTTTCTTATCGGAAGACAGTACCAACGGCCAAAATCAATTTGGTTTATCTGCACCAAGCTCAGTCACAGATAACCAAACAATGTATTTTCCTGCAGCAGCCGGCGCTGCCGATCAAGTTATGACCGTTTCCAGTGTAGGCGGCGGTGGGGGTATGACTACCCTTACTATGGGCTGGGCTGATGTTTCTAGCATTTCTCAAGCCATCACAGTGACAGGTTCTATAACATATGAACCACAAGGGCTCAAATTTTCATATACAGATGCTCAGACTATTACTCTAACGCCAGATGGCGTCGATGGCTTGGCAAGGATCCCTGTTGCCAGTGGAAGCGTATTGGATATGGGGACACTCACGGGAAATTTAACTTGTGATATAACGACTTCTGGTGTGGGAGGGCTTCAATCCGGACTATCCGAAGCTACGAACATGGGTTATGAAGTTAGATTTGTAAGCGGAACCTCGGGCCAAGGTCTTATAATGACTGATGCATCTAGCTCATTCACGAAACCAAGCGGATATGATTATGCAAGTGATATTGTTTGGTTCGTATATAATAAATCTGATGGAAATATTGCTAATTTCATAGATACTGGTCGGGTGTGTACTTATGGAGGTTGGGGTCCTGGTACCTTAGATGCTGGTAACAGCAGTGCTTATGATGCGGGCACTTTCTTGGTATCCGACGCAGCTAAAGATGCATGGACTGAATTTAGTTTTGATTCGCAAGTTCCCGTTAATGCAAGATATATAGATACCGGCGCATGGTTTGATAATGACGGCGCTTCTCTTTTGCATTTCGCTTTGTCTGGTACTTATGATGATACGTATCCCGTTGGTAACCTAATATATAAAATGGGTTCAGCCGACACTAGTACTACTAGAGACGCAACAACAGACGCCTACTTCAACCCTTCAACACCAGCGTTAACTGGGACATTAATGTATCGTTTTCAGCAGCGCGTCGGTGATCAAGATGGTTATTTTTGGGTAAGAGGATGGCGTTTTTAAAAAGGAAAATATTATGAGATATGGATTTATAAAAGATGGTACTCCTCATGTAGTATCAATAACAGATATGCCGTTTAATCCCCCAACTCCTGAATATCGGCGTGTTGAGATCGAAGGACAAACACCACGAAATGGTCCTTATCTTTATGATCCCGAAACAAAAACACTTTCAACAGATGAAGAAGCTTATGAAGCAAGCCAAAAAGTTGGTAAAAAACGCTCAATCGTTGGGCTCTCCAAAGAAAAAGCCGGGTTACTCCAAGCTCAAGAAGATTCAGGATTAGATTATTCCGAGGAAATCTCCGAAATCCAAGCCAAGATCGATAATCTGGTGTCAGAAATCAACGCATAAGACGTTTAACACTTTTCACAATTAACATAAAATGGTAATTTAGCAAAGATTACTACTACTTATTACAGTAGTATTCTACTCTAAACCATACTTAAGCTTGAGAATAGGAGAATTTAGATGTCAAACTTGCTTGATGAAGCGTTAATCGATGCGGAAGCATTACGCGAAACTGCGCTAAAGAACGCCGAAGCAGTCCTTTTGGAGAAGTTTTCTGACCAAATCAAAGGCGCTGTTGAAACAATTTTAGAACAAGATGATCTAGAGGACCCTCTTGAGGACGAAGAAGAAGATAGCACCCCCGAAATACCATTGGCCAACCATGCAGATACTGAAATGTGTGCATGTCCTGCTGCCGAAGAAAAATATGAGATTGATTTTGATGAACTAGAAAAGCAAGTTGGCGAAATCGATGCTGATGAACTAGATTCTGGAGAAGTTGCCGATGAGATGTCCGACGAGCTTGAATTGGAGGAAGAAGTACTACGGAGCTTAGCAGAAACCGTTCAAGACACTGTTGAGCTAGACGAAACCACACTTAAGCAACTAGCTGAAGTGGCGGAAGAATTAGAAGAAGATTTCTTTAGCGATAGTGCTAAAGAAGAAACTGCCGAGGCAGAAGAAGAAGCTGCAGAGACCGCAGATGCTGCCCCTTACGACCAGGGTGAGATTAAAACAGAAACACTTGAAATTAGTGAGAGCGAGTCAGAAGATGTAGTAGAAGAGGCGCTGGCAGTAGATATCAAACCAGTTAAATCTGGGTGGTCTGGAACTCCACATGCGATGATCGAGCTAGCTGAAGAAGAATTACTGGCAATGCTCCAAGATTCGGAGAAGAGAGAAGAACATGAAACCATAGTCAAAGCCCTCAAAGCACTTCAAGAATCTCATAGTAAACTTGAGGGACGCCTAAACAAAGCATTAAATGATAAGAAAGAGGTACTTTCTCTTTCTATACAAATGAAAGACAAATTACAGGAAAGCAATTTGGTAAACTCCAAGTTGCTTTACACCAATAAGGTATTGATGAGTGACTCCTTAAATGAGCGACAGAAATCAAAAATTGTCGAAGCTCTATCAAATGCCGTTTCTGTTGAAGAAGCAAAAGTTATTTTTGAGACTCTTCAAAGCGCAACGGGCAGCACTGTTAAAAACAGAAAGCCACAATCGTTGAGCGAGGCTGTAAATAACACTACTTCAACAATGATAATTTCTCGCCACAAGAAACAAAGTGGTGGAGAAGAAAGTCTGAATGAGTCATCCTTAGATAGATGGAAAGCTCTAGCAGGCTTAAATAAAACGACTAGATAGAAAAATTTTTAGGAGGATTTAAAAATGTCTGTTTTAGATAAATTAACTGAGGGTATTGCTGAAAGGTCACTCTCACGAGAAGGAGATGCCCTAATTGAAAAATGGGAATCAACTGGTCTTCTCGAAGGTATCGAACAAGATACCGCAAAAAATGGTATGGCTCGCCTGTTGGAAAACCAAGCAGCTCAGTTGTTGAAGGAAGCTTCCTCGATGGCTGCAGGAGACGTTCAGGGTTTTGCCGCAGTGGCATTCCCACTAGTTCGTCGTGTCTTCGGTTCATTGTTAGCCAATGATCTGGTTTCTGTACAGCCGATGAGTTTACCTTCGGGTCTCATTTTCTTTATGGACTTCACATACAACAATTCTCGTTTTGGAGTGACCGCTGGTGAATCTGTGTATGGTGGTGGTGTTGTGGCTAGCCAACTTACTGGTGGTGTCTCTAATATTACCGAAGACGGCGGCGGGTTCTATAACCTCCAAAGTGGTTATTCCTCACCATCTGCTTCGCTTCCTTTGGTGGTTGAAGTATCCGGTGCGGCGGGAGATATTTCAGGACTAATTAATGGTAAGATGCAAGTTTCTGCATTAGATTATTCTGGTTCAGCAATGATTCGTTGGGATCCCGACGTTTTAGCTGACACAAGTGCTTATGTTTTGCAATTAACACAATCTGTAAGTAGCTTTAGCCAACTTAATCGAGATAACTTAATTGCAATTTCTGGTTCGAACGTTTCCGGAAGTGCTACGTTAGTTCGTCGCTTGACGCAAATCAAGGACGTCTCTGGTACAGACAAGATTGTTTTTACCTATAAGAGCGCTAATGTAATTGACATGGAGTCAGATCAAGTTACTTTTGAGTGGCCGATTGTTGATAATTTGGTAGCAGGTAACGCTGTTGGTTCTGTTACAGGTACTGCTTTATGGGGACTTGAGGGCGCAAGCAACACTGCTGGAGCTTTTGATGGTTCAGCGCGCGACGTTATTCCCGAACTCGATATCAAAGTTGATTCGGTTGCTGTCACGGCGAAGACCAAAAAGCTGAAAGCAAAGTGGACCCCAGAATTGGGACAAGATCTCAATGCTTACCACAACCTTGATGCGGAAGTTGAGCTTACGCAGATCCTTTCTGAGCAAATCGCTCTTGAAATTGATCGCGAGATTCTCAACGATCTCATTCAGGAAGCAACTGCTGGTACGTATTATTGGTCACGTTCACCTGGTTTATTCGTGAATCGCACAACCGGTCAAGAAATTGGCGCATCTGCTGCAGCACCGGATTTCACCGGTACGGTCAGCGAATGGTATGAGACTCTTGTCGAGACCATGAATGATGTGAGTGCTCAGATTCATCGTAAGACTCTCCGTGGTGGAGCAAACTTTGTGGTTACATCCCCAGAGGTTGCGAACATCCTTGAGTTTACCGCTGGATTCCGCGCTAATGTTACGGCTGATAGTGATAGAGGTACTGTTGGTGCCGTTAACGTTGGTTCACTTTCGAAGAAATTTGATCTCTGGGTCGATCCCTACTTCCCACGTAATTTGGTGCTTGTAGGACGCAAAGGAGGCAGCTTCCTCGAAAGCGGCTACGTATACGCTCCTTACGTGCCACTACAGGTCACTCCTACCATCTTTGGTACGGAAGACTTTGTGCCACGCAAAGGCGTCATGACCCGCTATGCCAAGAAGATGGTTAGACCTGATATGTATGGTCTGGTTGTCGTCGAAGGCTTGCTCGGTCAGAGCGGCGGCGGCTAATAGTTTAAGCTAAGCCTAGAAAAAAGCCCTGGTTTCTTTG